TGTTGTCTCCGTTGATCTTGTCGGCGCTCCTGCTACTACTGAAGCCATGCACGAATCCTGCATGGAAAGTGGATGTAAGCGATGTGCAAAAATGTCATCGGTGTGCTCGAACAAGGACATGAAATACAGCGATAAGCTCAAGGCTGTCGCTGAAGAATATGGTCTTACCGAACCAAAAGAAGGTTCGGATACCGACGATAGTTCAAGCTCAAAGGAGGAGAAGGGATCTGCTTCCGAGAGCGTTTTATTCAATGATCCCGGACACAAGGAGTCAGCAATGACTGATCCTATCGTAGAGACCCCGGTTGCGGCTCCTGTGGCGGAATCCACGGTGCCTGAAACCAAGGTTGAAGCTCCTGTTACTGCTCCTGCGGAGCCGGTAGCAGAATCTAGCGCACTCACAGATATCAAGCATCTGTGCGATGTTGCTGGTGTAACCATGGAAAAGGCTGTTATGGAAAGCCTTGTGGCTATTCCCCGTGACAATGCTGTTGCTCTTATCAAGCGTATGGCACTTGCGGAATCTGTTGAAAAGCCTCAGACTGGCTCGGTTTCTCCGGGCGGTCAACCAATCAAGATTAACTTTGACGCACTGCGTAACTAACAAGGAGACCCTAAATGAGTACGAATGCTAATGGTTTTCGTTTCGTCCTTCCCCCCGAAGTGTACGAAACCCTGAATCTTCCAGCGGTGGCTTCTACCGCCATCAATCCTGGTGACATGATGTGCTTCAACTCTTCTACAGCGAAGGTTGAGCCAGTGTCCTTGGGGACTGCCGGTGTTTCTGATACGGCGGCTTACATTGGAGCCAGCTTCTGTGGCGTTTCGATGCAAGGCAAACTTGCTACTGACGCTACCGCAGGAACACCAGGTTATGCTGGCGACGGCATTATGGTTGCCCTTTCCTGCATCTATCTTGCTTCGGTAACTGGTGCTGCTTCCGCAGTTGGTTCAACTGTTGTTGGTGTTGTTGGAAGCGACAGCACTGTTGCGATTGGCTCTACTTCTGGTAGCATCGTCGGTCAACTTCTTCAACCCAAGGTTGGTTCCGGTACGGAAACCTTGCGTGTTCGGCTCGTTGGCAAACTCTCGGCGCTCCGTGCAGCCGATGCCATTCCTTAACGCTAAGTAATTTTTACCCAACACACAAGGAGTTATAATGTCTCTCAATAAGTTTGCACTTCGGGATGCTTACGAAAGTATTGGACGAACCGGTAAAGGTTCGCTCGAATTCGTCAAGCAAATGCGTCATGGCCTTGGTCTTTCAGACGAAAACGGCAACGATTACAAAGATCGTAACGGCAATCGTCGTCTTGCTTCTGAACGCAAGCTTTCCGCAGATGAATTCAGCCTCCGTGATGTGGCTGAAAGCATCCTCGGCAGCGAAGGTCTGGCAATGCTGGACCCCATCAATGGCGAAACCTACGCCAAGTATGTTCGTGCCAAGAACCACATCAATGCTGCCAATCCTGGCAACATGAATGCTGCTTTTGAATCGACGGGTATCGGTCTCGATCCCTCGGCGTTCATCAACATCAACGCCTTCTCGATTCTTACCGGTGGTTTGATCGAGGTCAAGATGCTTGAAGGGTTCAACAACCCAACATTCATCGGTGACCAACTGATGCAAACCGTTCCCACCAAGCTCAACGGCCAGAAGGTCATCGGCCTTAACCCGATTGGTGATCGTGCTGCTCGTCGTCAACCTGGTCAGCCTCATCCTCGTACTCAATACGGGGAACGCTGGATTCAAACTCCTGAGACCCGTGAAAACGCCTTGGCCATCGATGTGACCAAGGAAGCCGTTTTCTATGATCTTACCGGCGACATCCTCAACAACGCCATGTCCATTGGCGAAGAGCTTGGATACCGTCGTGAGCTTGAAATGCTCCAGTTGTTCTCTGGTGTAGTTAACAACTTCAACTGGAAGGGTACTGGCTACAACACTTATGTTGCTGCCGCTGGTAACACCCTCGGTTACGCTGGTAACCTGGTTGTTTCCGATGCCAACCCATTGTATGACTGGACCTCGATCCAAACCTCATACTTGGCGTTCAGCCGGTTTACCGATCCTGACACCGGCAAGCGTATCCTTGTCAACCCAACCACCTTGGTTGTTTGCCCAGGTAAACTTGCTACCGCCAACCTCATCCTTGACTCGCTCACCACCCAGTTCCGTACTGGTGGCGCTCAGTCTTCCGCCAACCCTCTCTATGTCAACAGCGGAGCCGGGAATCCTGTGTCGAACTTCGGTTCGTACAAGGTTCTCACCAGCCCCTTGCTTGAGCAAGAGCTTGTTACCGGCGGTTACACCACTGCGCAGGCCACTGCGACTTGGTTCCTTACCGACACCACCAAGGCCTTCAAGTACATGCAGAACTATCCTCTGCAAATCCAACAGGCCAGCCCGCAGAGCTACAACATGGTCGACAACGGCCTTGTTGCCAGCTACTTCGGTCATGAGCGTGGTATCCCAGCCATATGGAGCCCTTGGCATTCGTCCAAGAACACCTCTGCTGCTTCCTAATAACACTTTGGCAGCGTAAGTTTCCAATAACCCCGGGGCCTCAAAACCCCGGGGATTCTTTCCCTTAATGTTTATAATGATGTGAGGTGAACTGCGATGAAAACGAATACGATTAAAATGGGTATTCCGAAATTAAAGACATACGCTGTTTCGTACCCAAATTTGCCTGTTGTTGAATATGAAGTTGCGAATCCTGAAGTAGCTATTGAGAACTATAGGATACAGTTTAATCTGGCTCCTGAAAGACCTTACAGGTCGTACACGATCAAAGAGGTATTCAATGGCGATTGATCAAGCGGCATCAAATGTCCAAATCGCTATTGAAAACATTTCGGCAAAGATTGCCGAGTTGTCTGCAAATCCAAAGCCATCGTATCAAATCGATGGTCAGCGGGTTGAACATACAGAGTTTTTTAGGATGTTGTGTCAGCAACTGGAAGAGTTGCGAAGGATCCAGATGAAACTTCAGGGTCCAATTATCAAGTCAAGCCGTGGTATAAGTTACTAGGAGAACCAATGTTATCCGCACCTGTTTCCAATGTGTATGCTGCTGCCGGTGATTACACGGTTCTTCCTGCGATTGCTGGAAAGCGCATTGTCGTAATTTCTTCGTATGTGACCAGTTCTGCTGGAATTACTCTTACCTTTAAAAGCGCATCTACTGCGATTACCGGCGCAATGTATGTAACTGCCAGCGGGTCGCTTCAGATGGATGCGGTTCATGGGGCAACAGGCCAAGACGAGTGTTGGATTTTGAAAACCAATGCTGGCGAAGCATTAGTGATTACCGCCTCTGCTGCTGCTACTATTGGCGGATACATTACTTATCGTTATGAGCTTGTCTAATGGAAGAAGCTGCTAGGCTACTGATGAGCATTGCGCAGCGTCCAAGCACTACTAGCATGATTATTCCAATCCCAAGACTGGTTGAGCTTGGGGAACAACTTGTTGCAGGACTTCGTGAAAAATTATCTATACCAGATGATTTTGACGAAAAACAAAATAAAGTAGTACACTCCGAACCTGGAGAATATCCCAGGTTGGAAACAGGAGATTTGCGGGACGCTGTTGCGTGGCGAATACTTTACAATGGAATTGAGTTTGGATACAAACCACACGGTGGCAATGATGACCACCAGGATTCAAACTACGGCGAACTTCTTTATTATGAAAAATCAAGAAAAGGTCCTGCAAATTTTGTAGAAGAAAATGAAGCATCTAGTATTCTTTCAAGTGTATTTGGTGTAAATGGGTATACTGTACAAGAACACCCGTACCAAATGATTGAGGTATAATGTCAGACTTACTCGACATTACTGAAGACTACCTTGTATTTGACAATCTAATTACTGTCACATACACGCCTTTTACTGCACCCAGAACTGCTGTAACAATTGAGAATGTAAAGCGTTATCCTGCAACCCAGGTTCCTGCTTCTGTTGGTGGAACCAGTGTTCCAACGGTTGGCACTAAGTTTTGTATTTTTAAAGCTGAATTAGGATATGCTCCGGAACCAAATGGAAAGATTGTTGACCAGGATACAGGACGAACTTACCGCATTCTTGGAAATGTGGAGACAAGTTGGTCCAACCGATGGGTAATCACAGGAATTATTGACGCTGGAGAAACCCTGTGAGTGTACTGAACGATATTTTGGTAGCAATCAAGGCTAGGCTGGATGCTGTTACTCCAGCGTTGCCTACAACGGTAGTAAGGAAGAAGTTGGTAATTCTTCCTGAAGATACATTACCAATGCTTATCATTGGCCTTACCGAAGGGGAACAGGTTAAAGACCAGTTCTTCGGCGGTATTTTTTACGAATATCCAATTGGTGTTTGCTTGGTTGAAGCTGGTAACAGGGAATATGTTACAGGGCTTGATACATCAGTTGCGCTAAGGGAGACGATACGAGATGCCTTGGTTCTTCGTCGTAGCGGAAATCCTTTGGGCTCTGTATCTGCTGTGTGGGACATCGATGTGTCGTTAGGATCACCTCTGATGATTCCTATCTCTGGTACTGGGTCAAACTACCAGGCATCAAATGTGAGGCTTAAGGTAACAACATCTGAGGCAAGGCCTGCTTAGGCCGGGAGTAAACAATGCCAATTTCAGGAAAGACCGGGACTG